CTTCTTCGTTGTTCACTAAACGATAAGCCGCTTCTCTTTGAGCCAAATTTAAGTGAGCTTGTCGTGGATCAGCAACTCGCTCAACAATACCCACCCTTTCCATTTTAGCTAATTCGTCTCTGGCTCTTTGAACTTTCGTAGCTTTACTCAAACGCCCTTTAGCTGTTAAGGTATTTGCCTGTTCTACTAGAGCCTGTATGTATGCGTCATCAAAGAAATTATTTTCATCGGTAACGGACTGAATGTGGGCATTAACGAGGTTGTCAAATTGCTTGGCAGGAAGTACGCTTTTTACCTCTTTCAAGGTAAATACTGAGGAAGGAGCGATACCCTGTTGGGCACGCTTTTGATTAAGTCTTTGGGACTTGGTTAGTTTTTTATTTTGTTGAAGGGCTTCTTCCCACGTTAAATCTTCTTGGAATCCTTTACGAAAGTTCGTGGTATTACCGTAATAATCTATAGCAAAGTTTGGAAATATATAGGTATTTGGATCAAGAATCCTTCCTCCTGCAACCCTAGCCTTACCGAGATCGGTTTCATTTAAGTCTTCTGGATTGAAGAACAGAGTGTTATCAACGGTTCTCTCGATGACGCTATCAACCTGTTCCTCGTTTAAGGCTCCCGCTACCTGCGAAGCAGTCTCTACGTCTTGTATATTTTCTCCGTAAATAACCCCATTACTGTCTATGATATTGAAACCTTCTGTTGTTCCTATTGGAGTAAAGGTAGTACCGATAGGAAATGAATCGTCTAATTCTCTTGAGATTCTGCGTGCATATTGTTTTGGTGTTTCCCCTTCCCTTAATACAAGGGTAGGAGCTTCCTCTTCCAATACAGGTGCAGCTAATTTAAGTGGTTGATTGGCTAGTTTTGCTTGTCTAATGCGTTCAGTTTCCTGAGCTGCTTGTTCTGCAAGTTTTTCATCCCACTTTTCTTTTTGTTCGGCTTCCAGTTCTTTAGTGCCTTTATCATTAATACTGGCTCTCTTTGCTCCTAATGCACGCAACGCCAGATCGCCTGCGAAACCTGCGAAGCCACCCACCGTAAACTCATCCCAGAGACTACCGCCCATACCTATTTCTTCTGGGTTGTAATAACCCCTTTCCACCGCATCTTGCATTAAGCTGGCAGCTACCTCTTGACTGCCCTCAACACCACCAGAAGCTAATGCTCTGAGGATTTCTTTTTGCCATCTGCGTTTAAACTCATTGGGCACAGCCCTATCTATTCTTCTTAAAATAAAATTAACGGGCATCATTTCAGTCGTTCCGATTAAAGCTCCCCATAAAGCTGCACTGGAGGCTTCTTCATCGGATACTTCTATGCCTTGCTGTCGTGCCCTATCTATACGCTGTTCAGCTTCTCCCGTACCTACGCTTACTGCCAGAGGAGTTACACCAGCCGTTGCTGCTTTAGCACTCCAGCCTAATCCTCTCGTTAATGCAGTACCTGGAACGAGAAAAGCGGCGAGGGAACCTAATCCATCGCCCGCTTTAGTTAACCATTTATCTCTGTATGGAGCCTTTGCTCCTAAAAAACTTTCATTGATTGCCTTCTGCCCTTCCCTTGCCAGACGGATCAGCTCGTTGTCTTCTCCTTCGTCTATTAAATTTTCTAGTCCTACTTTGTCTGTAATTGCATTAGCCAAAGAACCGAGACCTTCTCCTGCCGTGAGAAAGGTATTAGCAAAACCACGAGGAATGCCTTTGCCCATCTCTAATAAAGAGCCGAGTGCATTGGTTGGTCCTAGTTCTGGAAAGTCGGCTAGTATCTTGTCTTTAACTGCCTGTTTTAATTCTTCTGAAGCATCATCAGGTACCTCTATCCGCCTTCCATCTGGTAGTTGTATTATTGGCATTTAATTATTGGTTACTTAATAGTTAATTAGGGTACAGCGTATGTTCCTGCTTGGATAACTTTTGATGGTCCTCCAAAACTACCTCCTACTATAGCTTGAAATTCTTGATAGGCTTCTAACAGACCCAATCCTGCTAAATTTCTGAGGATAAAACTTTCCCTAGCCGCAGCTTTTTCGTCATCAGTTGCTAATTTACCCGTAGGACTGTAAGAAATCTTTTCATCATAAGCTAGACTGTCAAAGGCTTTATGGGCGGAAATAAAGGCAGCCTGTGCTTTTTGGTACTTATCACCTTCTGCACTCCCAGCTCTTGCCTTATAATATTCAGCTTGCGATTCAATCAACTTCTCCGATAGCTCATCTCTTCTTCGTTCTCTCTTAGCAGTAGCCACGTCTTTACCTGCTGAAGCAAGTATATTGCCTAATTCATTAGGCTTGGCACTGGCGATTCTAGCTAGTGAAACTAATGCGGTGTTGATGTCTTCTTTTCTTCCAGTTTCTTGCGTGTCAACTACTTCTTCTTTTTCTTCCACTATTGTGTCTGAGGGCGGCATATAAGGTGTATATGGATCGCCTTGTTTTTTTTCTTGTTCTTGTTCTTGCTGATACTGTTCTTGAGCAGTCATTGAACTTTTATGTAGAAGTGCTGCTGGTAAAGCAACGGTACCAAATGTTTGTGCTGTTCTGGAGGGACTAAAAGCTCTACCTGCAACATTAACCTTTTGAGCTACGTCATCTGTAAACCCTAAAGACCTAGCGGCACCACCAAGAGGTTGACCTGTATTAACTCTAGTAGCTGTTCTTGGAACCAATCCTGGTACTGTAAATTTACTTTGTGCGTATTTTAGTGCCCCTGGAGCATATTTTTGTAAGCCTTTTCCAATTCCCATAACACCCCATCTACCTAAACGAAACAATGGATTTATAGATGCAAGAGCCAAACCAGCACCAAGATAATTTATAGTACCATCCTTATTTAAGGCTCCAATAGCTTGTAATCCCTGAACACCATATTTTTGTGCAAGCTCTCCAAAGCTCGCATCTACTGCTTCTTTTTCTTCTAAAGATACACTACCGCCTGTTTGATAACCTGTTCTGCCGCCATTAGCCATAGACCTGATCGGTCTGTTGCCGTAGATCACAGGCATATCGGTAGCGTTAGAGATCATTTCTGCTCCCCTCACGGAACCTGCATCAAGGCTACCCAATCCCTGCGTTACACCGCTATTGGCTGTTTCCTCTGTCAGTTGTTGTGCTACTGTAGGCTGAGAAGCCTGTGCTGCTTCATAACTTTCACGCATTTCCTTGCGTCTATCCATCTCACTAAGTACCAGATACTGTGGGAAATTAGGCTCAGGCATCTGCATTAACTGCACGAGATGCTCGTCAGAGGTATTTTTCAGGTCGTTTTGAATATCCAGTATGTTTTGCATTAGCCAGCTCCTTGTCCTCTTAGTTGACCGTATAAGCCAAGACCACCGAGTCCTAGTCCTAACATCTGCTGCATGGTACTAGGTTGCGGTTGATAAGAAGAAACCTGTGTGCCTGGTTGTGTCGGCAATCCCCTCAATAACTGTCCATAAAATCCTAACTGTTGTCTGGGGTAAGCTAATTGGTTGAGGTAATCCTGATAACCCATGCTTAAACTTTCCTGTCTGAGACCTCTGCGTTGCTTGCCTGCTTCTATTAAGGCTTGAGTACGACCCGCTTGTCCTCGTTCTCTGGCTTCGCCAAAGGCTCCAAGCTGCTGTGAAGCAGCTAGTTGTCTTTGCATAGCAGTTTCCTGTGCGGCTCTTTCCGCTCCCAGTTGACCTAAGCCTGACTGATAAGCGTCCTGCAAGCCTCTCGCTTGTATGCCCTGTAATTGTTCCTGTAAGCCGCGTTCCATTTCTCCTACAGCCGTGCCGTAGCCATAACCGCCAAAGGCTCCTGCGGCTGCTGCTTGATCTTCTAAGGCTTTCCGAGAAATATCCCCTTGTCGTCTGGCTTCACGCTGTTGTACGTCAACTACGTTTTGCATATAGGGACTCATGTATTGTTGCATCACACCTGGTTGAGTAAACCCTGGTAAGCTAGGCGTACCCGCTATACCTGCGGTTCGAGCCGCTCCCATTTGTTGTTCCCACGGGGTTCCCTGTGCAAACTGCCCTTCTATGGCTGATAAGCCGACCTCTTCCTGTGGAGAAAATTCAGCTAAACGCTGTCCCCCATAGGGCATATAGGGCATTAAACTTTCACGCTCACCACGAGCAAACTGTCTCGTTACATACGGTTCAGCGTATTCGGGTAATGCGGTTTGTGTTACCTTAGATTCCGTGTACTGCGGAGCACTACTAGATTTTCCTTTTCCCATGACTAAAACCTCTTTTCATAAATTACAAAACTTCTATCCCAAGCATCTTGCTTGAGATACTTCCATAAACCAAGCCTGCCAGTAGCTTCAATACCATCTGCTCCACACTCTCTGGCAAAACTTTCCAATCGTGACATCGCCACGAAAGCCCACTCATCTAACCCTTTACCACCCATAAAATGAATGGAAAGAATTCTGGACTGTGGATAGTCCACAAATTCTGTTACTAAAGCCCCTATCGGCTTCTTATCGTTTCCTAAAAACATGAACCAAAGCTGATCCTGTCCTGATGCTACTTGCATCCGCACGGATTGCGAAGACCATCTACCATTAGAACGCTCTATGGCTTTCTCCAATAATGGTTTAGCCTCTACCCATGCCTTATCTACGAACTCCACTGGAATCAAAGAACACTGATACTCAGTCTCTTCGTATCTTATCGGAGTTACTTTAGGCTCATTCATGCTGGTAATATACCACCTTTATTAAGCGGTCTGGGCTGCTCGGTTGTACCTGTTCTGGTTTGACGCACTCTGTCCATCATTTCATAAAGACTAGCTGAACCCGCATCACTGCTACCGTCTCCTATACCTGAGACCACATCGGCTGGTACGATGAACTCACCTGGGGAAACTGCTATCTTTTCCTGACCTGCTACCACCCCTGGTATTTCATCGGACATACCTGTACCTTCGCCTTGAATCATGCCTTCAGTAGTAGCTTCTGGATTCTGTGCGGCTGTCTGTAATACTCTTTCCCTGAAAGCAATCCACGCATCCAGACCAAACCTTTCTATAAAGGCTTTTTGTACGTCATCTGGGCTTGGGTGTTTGCCTTGAATAGCAAGAACTGCCATTTGAATAAGCTGCTCATCACCTTCTGAAGTTACTTCTGTAGTTTCTTCAACAACTTCAGTCTGTGCTGGAGGAGCGGTAACTGTTTCCTGTTCAGTCATTATCTCACCAAATGCTTGATAAGGAGTTCTCCCTCCTTTCGCCATTGGTATTGGTATGCCTTGACGAGACTCATATACATCTCTGTCACTAGGCATATATCCTGGTATTCCCATAGCAGCGTTATACGCTATGTTAGCTATATCATTGGTACTCTGAAACGGCATATCAGATGCTTCAAAAGGTAAGCTGTATTGGTCAAAAATATTTGACCAGTCATAGTTTGTTGGATTAAATGCTCCACCTTGTTCTCCTGGTAGCCCTTGAAGACCTAATAACCCTTGAAGACCTTGAAGACCTTGATAGCCTTGAGGTCCTTGAGGTCCTTGAGGTCCTTGAGGTCCTTGAGGACCTACGCCCCCTCCGAATTGATCAAATATATTTGACCAATCATAATCTGATGGATCAAAGGTTTCTGGAGTTTCGTATACTTCTTGTTGAGGACCATATGCCGAGAATATATCTGACCAGTCATAACCTGTTGGATCAAACAAAGAACCTAGTCCTTGAGGTCCTTGAGGTCCTTGAGGACCTTGACCTCCGCCATATGCTGAAAATATATCTGACCAATCATAATCTGATGGATCAAATGGAGAATATCCTCCTGGTGGGATAACTCCTGGAGGGGTAACTCCTGGTGGAGTTACTATAGGAGGCGTAACTACAGGAGGAGTAACTATTGGTGGTGTTCCTGGTGGAGCTCCTGGTGGTATTGCTGGGTCTGTAGGATAATAAATCGGTGTTTCATCATCGGTATAGGGTGGAGTAACGTCTTCTTGAACTCCTCCCTCTATAGGTGGAAATTCGTAACCTTCAGGTAAGCTAAACAAAGATTCATAAGCACTATAAGGAACACCTGACCATCCCTGTCCCGCTAGACTTCCTATTCCTCCCATTACATTACCCGTATAAGGAGTTTGTCCTGTCTGTCCGTATGCACTGACAGGCACGTTAGAATAAGGAAAGTAATTCCATTCTGCATCGAATCCTGGTCTATATCCTTCTGGAGAAGGTAGTGCTCCGTAAGACCTCATACCTGGTTGGGGGGGAATAGCTAAACCACCCCCACCACCAATACCATAGTAATCTCTAATATTATCAGCATAATCATCGGGAACTTCGCCAGCTTCAAGATAACCAGTCCTGCCGCCAATTGCCATGCCTGTAGCCATGCCTTGTGCGAGAGGAGGTATCTTGCCACCGCCAGCCTTAGTAATTCCAGGTCCCCATCCGCCGCCACCGCCACCTATGCCGTCAATTGGACCAATAGGAAAACCTGGTGGAAGACTGGGTGGAGTATAACCTGGTGGAGTATAACCTGGTGGGGTTACTGGCGGAGTATAACCTGGTGGCATTATAGGGCTGGGAATTGGAAAGGGTCGAGCAGGGTTTCTATAAGAACGCTCTGCTGCAAAAGACATACCAGGCATCCAGCTTCTGTATTCTGGTGTTACTCCAGTGGGAGAAATCCAGCCGAATGCTGGCATTTGTGGTCTCTGAGGTGGTCTAAATGGGGGTCTGAATGGTGGTGGGAATGGTGGTCTCGGAGAAGGAACTCTATCCCAAGGCATTCTTGGTGGTTGTGGTAGCCAGTCTAATTCACTGCCTCCTCTTCCGCCCTGATTAGGTAGCTCTGCACCTGGATATCTTGGAAAAAATGGAGCTAATCCTGGGTTATAAAAAGGATCACTAGGTGGAGTTTCTACTGCACCCGTATAAGGAGTTAAGCCATAATAATCTGCATATTCTCCAGGGAGGAATCGTTCTCCTGTTTCGGGGTTATAAGTAGGTTGTTCTTCGCTTCCATATTTACCCGCCCACGGCGAAATCTGTGGCATGGAGTTAGCTAAAAAAGCATCCCAAGCACCTGGTTCTTGATTGTTGGATAGGTTACCAAAAAAATTTCCACGGATATCTCCACCAGTAGGTCGTCCTTGTGATCTTTGTCCTCTTCTAAATCCCATTATCCTCTCCCCATTACTAAGTTTTCATTATACGGTGGCATATTAATAGCAGGTCGGTCTGCATAAGACGTAGTGTATCCGCCTAATGGTTGTGGAATCTGACCTAATGAGCCAAGTCCACCACCAAAAAAGCCCATACGACCACCACCACTAACTGGTCTGGGCGGTACGCCTAATATCCTACCCCACTGGGAACCGTAAGGTACCTGTTCTGGATTCTCTGCAAAGGTTTTTGCTCTTCTCCTCTTTCTGTCTTCTTGATATTCACGCATTAACCTTTCAAAATCTTCCTGAGACTTAATCATGCTTAAACCACCACCGCCAATAGCGGCTGGTAAAAATACATCAGGTCTCGTAGCTGCTCCGTATAAGTTTTTAAGACTGAAACCTTCTTTTGCATCTGCAAATGTAGGACCTATAGCTTCACCGTATTTATCTACAGCTCCTAGACCACCAGAAGTAAAAGCGTCTATTGCTGATTTATTTCCTGATGTAATAGCTTTACTCAACACACCTTTATCTAAATTGGTTAGTTTCGATAGCTCACCTATATTCCCCTGTAATCCACCTAGAGTACCTGACTTAGCGATTATATCGTGAACACCTTGTGAAAGTTCATTCCCTGCTGCCGTAAAACTTCCTGTCCCTACAGGACCTTGTGTTAAATCTACACCTGCCCCTTGAATAGTATCTACTAAGTTTTGTGAAGCTCCTTCTAATCCTACCTCAGTAGCAGCTTCTGAACCACCACCTAAAGCTCCGCCTAACTTACCTAAAGCAGCACTTCCCAAGCCTGTTAAAATTGCTTCTTTAGCACTATCTCCCTGTAACAGAGAGCCAACTCCTGAGAGTATTCCTGAGCCTAATGCTCCCGTTAGCCAAGGGGCAACACCCCCAAATACTCCCATACTTCCCAGAAGTGCTCCTATTAGGGGTAGGAACGCTTCTGGTTGTCCTGTTTGTGGGTTGGTTGTAATAGGCATTCCTAATGACTTTAATCCCTGCACTTCCGCAGGGTTGACGTGCATCAGCATGGTATCGCCATAGCGACCCGCCTTAGCTACATCCTGTGCTTGTCCTGATAATCCGCCTTTGTTCATATTAGTCCTCACTTTCTCAAGATATTCTATAATTTCCTTGTCTTTTTCCCTGTCGCCCTTAGTTTCTTCTGACTCTTCAACTTCAACTTTAGAGTAATCTACTTCTTCTTCTGGCATATTTTCAAAATGGCGTTTTATGTCCCACCACCTACGCAATCTATCTAAAAGATTAATATTGCCAGAGTCTTCTTCTTTAACCTCTACCTTTTCTTCTACCTCAACTTCTCCCTTATTTTGATATGGACTTCTTCCTTCTACTACTCCTCCAATTTTCTTAAATTGTTCAGCGTATTCTGGACCCATAATTGAATTTAATAATTCTATAAATCTAGGATCGTATTTATATCTTGGTAACTCAAATGTAGGGTCGCCATATACGGGGTGCTCTCTATAATATTTATCTTTTTCAGGATCATAAGTTGTTCCTTCTGGACCTCGATAACCTGTTAAAATATCATGCTCGACTCCATATTCAGATTTTCTAGTATCTCCCAACTCTCTTTTGCCTTTCAAAACGACATCATCCCCAATATAATTTTGAGCAATTAAATCACCCGCTAGAACTTGTTGTATTTTTTGCTGAATATCTCCTGGTTCAGATGGAAATATAGTTTCATAGGTTGGACTTTTCTCAAAATATTCTCTGTCATGTCCTGTTATCGGAGCACCAGCATCAGCAGGAGATAATTCAGGAGAGAATCCATATTGTGCTTGCAAACTTGCCAAGCCTTGTCGTGACTCTGGTCCACCATATAGCATATCACGATAATTTTCAGGTCTAGGCAACTCACCTTGAGTTAATAAATCTAGTACAGGTCCAGCAAAAGGACCATAATCAGACTCAAAGGCAGCCTTTTGGCTTTCTTCTCTACCGCTATAAGGATTAAACATTCGATTAGATATTCTGTTAGGATCAGCAAATAAAGCTCTCGATCTGGATTTAAGGTTTTCTTCTTGCAAGTTTCTTATAGAAGCACCTCGAATAGAATCTAACTCACTTTTTTCTATATCTCCAGCTTCAAACTTAATCCGTGCATCTTTTAATTTTTTTATATTTTTCTTTGTTTCATCAGAGTAATCTGATTCTTCTTTGCCTGCTATTCCTGCCCTATTGCTAAAATTTACATAGGCTTCTGATATTAATTTTCTGTCATCAAGACCAAGACCATAAAAATTATTCCGTATGATTCTATTATTAACTATATCCTCGCCAAACATTATGACTTCTTTAATAAGAGGGTTATCTTCATTCTGATAGGTTTTAGCCTTATCTTTTTTACTATGTTTTAGCCACTGTCTATTTCCACCTTTCAAGATATAGTCTGCAAACTCTTCTATGTGCCCAGGTTTTAATTCTTCTCTAATTCTTCTATCTTTTATATCAGGATCACGCCAAGGGCTTGACTCACTGAATGGGTTAATCACAGCACTGGTCGCATCAATAAACATTTGTGGATTGATGTCCCACAACCCTGTGCTTTTTGCAGGAGTAAATCTTGATATTTCTCTATTTTCTTTAGCCATTTGCACTCGCCTTTGTTTCTACTCCAAATAAATTAAAACTCATATCCACTGCACTTGCATAAACTTTCAACACATCTGTCTGGTTTAAAGTCATACCAATCACCGCAATCAATACATCCGTAGCCGCTACCGACTTATCGTAATAGATGTACTGTTTATCGTCTGCACTTGCTCCAGCTACATGAACGCTTAGTCTAAACGTAATAGCTGAACCCGTTCTGTTGCAAGCCACAAAGGAACTGACCGTAGTCATCACCTCAGACGGAACTGTGTATAAGGTCGTGGTTGTGGTTGCAGCAGGGTCTAGCTGACCCAAAACTTTAATAACATCAGACACTACTGGCTCCCATGAGTAAGAATTGGTGTCGCCTAAGAGCTAATGTCGAGTCTTTTGTTCTTAAATTTTCTATCTCGGTTATATCAGAATCTATATTTACCACTACAGTTTCCACTTGAGACCTGAATAAAGTTTCCTGTTGAGAATCATATTCTTGTGCAGCCAATAATAGTGGTTGGGAATTTCTTGGCATTATCTTCTCCCGTCTGGTCTAAGTTCTAAACGTAAATCACCCAATCTCCAAGTCATACCAGTGGTAGAACTTTCTATTCTAATAGCTGCCTGTCTCGCCCTACCTCTTATTTCAGATTGAGTAGTAGTTGTTTCTATAGTGGACGTAGATAAAGTCGAAGCTGTTTCCAAAGGATAATTTTTCCCTTTCATCGTCATTGTTACCGTAGTGTTAGAGGTTGGAGAACCAGTTGCAGTTGTAAACTTAACGTCAGGAATAATTCGTGACAATAAAACAAAATGCTCGCCGTCCTGTAAATCAAAATCTCCTGACTCTATATACGCTGTCATCGCCGACTGGTCATCGTTATAACCAGTTTCATGCTGATAAATATAATTGGAACTATCGGCAGTTCCTGCGGCTAAAGGTTTTTCTCTGGTCGGAGCAGGTGTCCATGCTGTTCTAACTAGCGTTCCGATTGACCACAAATTTTCTTTATAATTAAATATAACGTATCTATCTACTTCAGTAGCACTACTGGAAGGATAAAACCACATGATCTCGGAGAAATCAGGATTTGAAGCTGCAAATACTTTATATGCCTGTCCTAAGTTTATGTCGGTAGTAATGTAATCCAAAACCGAACAAGGCAAAGGTCTAACCGCTCCGTCATACATATAAAAGTTTCCACGATCCATCCAAAATACAGTGCTGGCTGCAACGGCTGCCGCTTTCGGACTAATAATGGAAGGTCCTTCCATTAATTGTCTAAATTGAAAGGTGAAAGGTCCACCAATAAAACGCATGGAATGAACGCCTGCGTCTGTCCAAATCAATATCTCTTGCCTCGTCTTTAAGGCTCCGACAATATAAGACCCAGAACTAACCCTTTGACCGCCTGCACTATTAGTCGAACTAGGAGTCCAATTTCCTGCATCTTCAGCGTCTGACCAACGCACTAGCAATTCATCTAACACACTGGTTGCACTAATAGAATTAGACCCAAAAGCAATAATATGCCTATCTACTTCAGAAACCATAATCTGATTAACCAGAAGTGGTACATCAGAAGCGGTACTCAAAGCAGTAAAATTAATGGCTCTGGTTGATACTCCTCCTGAAGTGTCCCAATAATAAATTCCACCCCCTCTAGGATTACCAATTAAATCTTCTCCGAAATTATCCTGTGACCACAATCTTAAATTTTCAGCATTAGAGTCTGCACTGCCCCATGTTCCCCTACCCCAAGTACCACTACCCCAACCAGTAGAAGAAACGTAAGTATCTAAGCCTGTATTTATTTGATACACACCAACCACACTACTGCCACCATTACCACTATCGCTGCTATTAGCTGTAACCGTATCGCCCGATGTATCTTTAGCTGTTATCGTGTAAGCATTAGCATTAGTAACTAAATCAATCTGATATTCTTGTTCTAAAACAGCTTCGGTAATATTCCCTCCTGAACCTAACCCATCGCTGTCTACTCCGCTAAAAGTAACAAAATCTCCTGTTACTGCTCCGTGACTACTGTCTGTAATGGTTACTGTGGACTCACCATCAGTAGCCGCAAAAGTTACATCGCCTGGGGAAGTAGTGGCTCTGATCGGGGTAACATCATTGTAGGCACCCCCTTCTTCCACATACCACTTTAAATTGGTTCCTATGCCCATGAAATCCGTGCCGCCTAGATCATCCCATTGGTGTAGGCTTCTTGCAGTACCGAGATAAGTGCCTGATGAATATTTTTCCCAACCACCTATTTTCTCTGGATAGCCAGAACGAAACCGCATCTTGTCTGAATCAAACCAAGAGCCTTCGGCGGTGTACTCAGTACCCTCCTTGTTGATTCCTGGTGCAAATCTAAACTTGGCTAATGGCATTACTTCTTCCTTCTCTTTGTTTTTTTCTTTCTATTTGAACTCTTGGGAACAATTCTTAAATTTTTTGGTGAATTGTTGCGTGGATTACCGTCCCTATGGTCAACGTCCCTGCCGTCTCCTTTTCTTATTCTCTTCTTACGTTTCATTAAACGGTTGGCTTTATTGCGTCCCGCTCTGTTCTTTTTTTGTGTCTTTTTACTATGATACTTTTTGTACTCAGAACGATAATTTCTAGCCTTCTTGCTCTTACTAACCTTCTTAGTCATAGTTAACCCGCCAACATCCTGTTTTTAAGTCTTTCTGCTCTATCTCCTACTTGCGTAGCCCACTTTGAGTCCATCATTTCTTCAGCAGCACGTTCCCAATCGGAAACCTGCACAGCCTGAATAAAGTTTTTAAACTTACTAAGACGAGGATGACCTAAATTGAAACACATATTTGCTATTACTCGCTGACGATTATCACTTAGATTCCTCCACCAAGGCTCTTTCATGTCCAATTCTTC